GTTTTTGTTCCAAAAATAAACTCATACACCCTGTTGGAATGCATAGCCGCTTTAGAGCAAATTTTCAACAAAAAAGCAAGTACAAGAATTACAGGTTTAAGACCTGGAGAAAAACTACATGAAGACATGCTTTCGGAAACAGAATTACCATTCACGTACGAAGTTAAAGACACGAGCTTATTGCAGATAAGGCCCCAGTACACAAAAAAGAAATACCAGAATTTTAACAAGTACGACGGACCTCACCTTAATTCAAAACTGTGGGTCCAAAACGACTTAAATAAAATCATAAACCTAATTAAAAAGGGACTAAGCTGCACATGAATACCTTAATAACGGGAGCCAATGGCATGTTAGGCTCAGTTTTGTCTAAAACCTATACGAAAGCAGTGCTTCTAAAAGGCAAGTCTGATCTAGATTTAACCAAATTTCAGTGTGTAAAAAAATTCCTTAAAGACACGACCTTCGACACAATCATACATTGCGCGGCTTATACAGACCTAGGTTATTGCGAAAAAAATAAGACAGAATGTATCGCTTTACACTCAGGGATAGTTCCAGTATTACAGTCTTTTTGTAAAAAACTGATTTATATATCCACAAATCCGACAAATTCCAAAAGGATATATTATGAATCCAAAAAAATGGGGGAAAAATTATGCCTCGAAAGAAAAGGGGACCTGATAATAAGGACCAATATTTATGGCGATGGCGGCTTAGTGAAATGGGCGGTTGACAGCGTAAAACAAAACAAAAGCATAAACGGGTATTCAAACGTTATCTTTAATCCAGTAAGCGTTAGCCAGCTTTCTAGCTTCATACATCTAGAGGGCGAAAAATACACAGGTGTAATTAACATATGCTCAAATGAGGTTATAAGCAAATACAATTTTTTAAAAATTATTTTAAAAAAGCTTAAACTTAATCACAAATTACTTACTCCAATGGAAATAAAAGGAGATTTAGACTTGACAATACCAGCCAAACATGGTCATATTACATATGATCTTAATAAAGGGGTAAATTCTTTATGCGAAAACTTGAACCCCAAAACAACATGAACGCAATCCACGAACACGAAAGCAATTGGAACAAGCTTATTCTAGATAAGACTTATTTCATAGCAGACATTGCGGCTAATCATGATGGCTCGCTTGAGAGGGCAAAGAATTTATGTTTATTATCGAAGCAAAGTGGAGCAAATGCCGTTAAATTCCAACATCACAATTGCTCAAAATACGTGAGCGATTATGGCTTTAAAAATTTAGGAAATAAGCGCAGTCATCAATCCTCTTGGAACAAGTCAATATATGAAGTCTACAAAGAAGCAGAAGTACCGACATCATGGACTAGTGAGTTAAAAGTTTATTGTGAATTAATTGGGATCGATATTTTTTCTACTCCATACGACTTAGATATGGTTGACCATCTAGATAGTTACGTATCTTGTTACAAGATAGGATCTGGAGACTTAGTATTTGAATCGATGTTGAGAAAGGTTGCTCAAACAGGAAAAACAGTAATGATTGCAACAGGCGCGTCCACACTCAAGGAAGTTGTAAGGGCGGTAGGTATACTTGAGTCGTATAACGTAGATATTGTAGTCATGCAGTGCAATACAAATTATACAGGTGATGATGAAAACTTTGATCACATACATTTAAATGTCTTAAAAACTTATAAAGAAATGTTTCCAAATGTGATTATAGGATTAAGTGATCACACTGCCGGTTGCGTGACGGTTCTAGGAGCGGTTAGTAAGGGTGCGAGGGTAATTGAAAAACATTTTACAGATGATAATAGCAGGGTCGGGCCAGATCACTCATTTTCTATGACGCCCAAAACATGGAAAGAAATGGTAGACAATACCAGAATCCTAGAAAGATCATTAGGGGGTTTTGGCAAAAAAGTTGAAAATAACGAAAAAGAAACTGTAGTTTTACAAAGAAGGGCCATTAGGTCTACAAGAAATATACCTAAAGGAGAAAAAATAACAAAAAATGATTTTGAACCCCAAAGACCGTGTCCAGCAGACGCATTAAACATAAACAAATTTAATTCTATATTAGGAAAAGTTTTAAAAAGAGATGTGCCTTGTGGGGATTACCTAAAAAAACATGACGTATAAAGTGGCGTATTACAAGATGGGTAAATTAACTTACGACAACTTCAGTAACCTGGAAGATGCCAAAAAGGATTATAATATAAAGTTAAAATTAGATAAGGACGGGGTCTTCGACGATAGGTTTGTTGTCGGCATATACCAAGAAAACAAAGAAGACACGAAGCTGCTGCTAGATAGATTTAACAGGAAAAACGTATGATACATTCCAAATGTAAAGAAGTCGCAATAAGAGGCATGGAGCTGTCAGACCTAGTCCTACTACAGAGCTGGAGAAACAATGACCAGCTCAGAAGATATTTCAGGGAGTATAGAGAACTATCAATTACTCAGTTAGACAATTGGTACAAAGATATGACGGCAAGTGATAAATTTGAATTTTTTATAATAGAGTCTACGAGGAAGAAGGAGGCGATAGGGGTAGCCGGCATTACATATATTGACTGGGTAAACAGCCATGGTGACGTTCATTTTTATATAGGAGAATCGTCGAAATGGATTGACGAGAATTATTCCCCGAAGGCTTTTGCTATGATTTTGGAGTACGGATTTAACACTCTTAATTTAAATAAGTTGTGGGCAGAGGTTTACAGCATAGACAAATTAAAACTAGAGTTTTTTAAAAAAACTGGTTTTAGTATTGATGCGACATTAAGGGATCATTATTATAACAAAGGCAAATACCACAATTCGCACATTTTATCTTTATTAAAAAATGAGTATGAATAAAATTTTGATCATAGGAGCGCATCCGGACGACGACATTTTGGGGTGCGGGGGAATCATGAGCAGGTTTAAAAACTCAGTTGACTTTAAAGTTATTTTCATAGCAGAAGGTACGACATGTAGATATATTGAACCAAATTGCGAAGAGGCTCAGAACGAGACGGCTCAGAGGGAAAAATATGCAATTGAGGCATTGAAATATCTAGGAATTGACAATTATAAATTTCACAATTTGCCGTGTGGTAGATTGGACCAGGTGCCCCAGATAAAAATAAATAAAATTATTGAAGATGAGATTAGCTCATTTAAGCCTGATTCGGTATTCACTCACTCTACATGTGATAGCAACAAGGACCACCACAAAGTGTTTGACGCGACCGTCATCGCAACGCGACCTGGATGCGGAGTTGACAACGTATTTTCCTATGAGGTATTAAGCAGTACGGAATGGGGCTTTACTAAATCCTTTACCCCTAATGTTTTTTTTAGATTGACAGAAGAAGATATTTTCAACAAATGGATTGCGCTAAGCAAGTACAAATCAGAGCTCAAAGACTTTCCTTATCCGCGTAGCAAAAAAGGAGTGAAAGCGCTAGCTGAATACAGAGGCCTTCAATCTGGTAATAATTATTCAGAAGCCTTTCAACTAATTCGACAGAATATATGAAAATAATTTGTTGCACACATCGAGAATGGGCTAAAGAAATCTACAAATCTCTAAAATGTCGACTGAGTGAACATGATTTTATCCTTTTTAATTCAAAAGAAGAGTTTTCTGAAAGTAGAATCTACAACGAGAAGCCTGATTTGATATTATGGTACGGATGGAGCTGGATGGTTTCCGAAGATATTTTAACTAAATATTATTCCGTAATGCTTCATCCATCACCCCTACCTAAATATAGGGGAGGTAGCCCGATTCAAAATCAAATAATAAACGGAGAAGAAAAAAGTGCGGTCACTTTATTCAAGATGAACGAGGGTGTAGATAAGGGTGATATAATTTACCAAAAACCATTTTCGCTTTCGGGTGATTTATGCGAAGTACTTTCCCGCATAAGCGCTATAGGCACGGATTTAAGTATCAAAATGATCAAGAATTTTAAAAATCTGCAATTAGTGCGGCAAAACAGCTCTAAATCGACATATTTCAAAAGAAGATGCCCAGAACAAAGCGAAATAACGCTAGAACACCTCAAGAAACATACGGCCGGGCAATTACATAATAAAATAAGAGCCTTGCAATCCCCATACCCAAATGCTTTTATAAAGTGCAGTGATGGCTCTAAGCTTTACTTAGTAAAATCACATTTATGAAAAATATAAACGATATATTATTTATCTGCCAGGCTAGATTGGAATCCCAGAGGGTTCCTAGAAAAATGATAAGGCCGTTTTGTGGAACAACCTTAATAGACATCCTAATAAGGAAGGTAAAACAATCATCAATGATTCCTTTTGAAAACTTATATTTATCGGTTTGTGATGATGAATTAATAAATATAGGGAACAAACATAATGTAAATATTTTTAAAAGAAGCAGAGAGTCGGCGTTGGCAGAAAATTCTATTCAATTAATCTATGAGTGGCATGATAAATTACCATATAAGTATATTATTTTGTTAAGTGCCTGCAATCCTCTTTTAAGCGTACAGACTATTGATGATTTTGTAAAAGCGTATATCAGTAATGATAAAGGGGGTATGTTCGGGGTAATTAGTAAAAAACAATATTTTTGGGACGAAAATGGTAAAATGATCTCAAGTTGGCCCTTGCACCAAAAAATTATGAACACTAAAACAATGAACATAACATATGAAGCCGGGCATTGCTTATATGCTAGCAAAATGGATATAATTAAAAATGGATACTGGATGGATGATAAACTCCCCCCTGAACCAGAATTATTTGTAATGGAGGAGATGGAGGCTTTTGATATAGATTATGAATGGCAATTCACACTGGGTGAGAGATTATATGACGCTATTGATTATTGATATTAGTTATTATAATATAATATAAGGTTAACTTTATATATATGAATACATGTAAATGGCATAATAAAGATCTGATACCATATATCGATGAGTTTAATGAGCTCTACTCGAATAGACCTATTAAGGATAATCATGGTGGTATGATGTCTTCACATATGTTTCTTGCATGGTTCATGGTTAAAGATATAAAACCACAATATTTGATCGAGAGTGGAATATTTAAAGGTCAAGGTACTTGGTTTCTTGAAAAGGCTAGTCCTGAAACTCAAATGATTTGCATAGACCCAGCTCTTAGTCAACGACAATATATTAGTACCAAAGCAAAATACCAGACACAAGATTTTCTTCAAACAAACTGGTCATATTTACCAAAAGATAGTACCCTTATCTTTTTTGATGATCATCAGGATTTTGTACCTAGGTTAAGTCATGCTCATTCTTTTGGATTTACAAAGCTAATATACGAGGATAACTACCCTTCACAACAGGGAGACTGTTACAGTCCTAAAAAAATCATTTCTAATAAAGATTATGTTATTGATCAAGGTGGTGATAGAAAGTGGCATAAAAAAGTGACCAGGGACCTGGAGTATTTTCAAAAGCATGTTACATTGTATCAAGAAATGCCACCTCTATTTAGAAGTGAATATACTCGATGGGGTGATCGTTGGGATGATGTAAATTATCCAACACCGGCTCCGCTCTTAGAGCTAAAAGAGAAGGAAACTTACCCGGTTTTCTTTGAAGAAAAGACAGATTACACGTGGATGTGCTATATGGAAATAATGTAATGTCACAAAGTAAAGCCAACATACCTGTAATATTGATACATAAAGGTTATGATTATGACTGTCAAGCTGCTATTAATCAAGCGCGATTTTTTAAAAATGATGTTACTTGTATAACTGATAATACATCATTAATTAACTGCAATATAGCTGATATAGCAAAGTATCAAGCAACATCTAATGAATTCAAGAAACACTATGTAGAGTTATCTACATGTGGAGTTCCTTATTATGAATTGTTTTGTTTTCAGCGATGGTTTATTTTATTTGAATATATGAGGGACAATAAGATTGATGAGATATTTTATATAGATTCTGATGTTTTATTATATACAGATGTAAATGATGATCGAGAGTATTTTAAAAATTATATATTTACATTAGTCCTTAAAACAGCTGGATTGGCCTCATATTTTTCATATAATGGATTAAAAAGTCTTTGCATGTTTCTAATGGAAATTTATTCAAATAAAGATTCATATGAATTTGCAAAAATTGCTTCACATTATCATGTACGTCAAGATTTTAAACTTCCAGGAGGAGTTTGTGATATGACATTACTTGAATATTACGGGCGATATAAATGTGCTAATGGAGTAGGTGAGATGACCTTTATTAGAGATAATGCAGTATATGATCATAATATAAATGAATCAGATTCATTTTATGAGCTTGATAATAATATTAAAAAAATTAAAATGATAGATGGATTACCCTACTGTTATAACTCACATACTAAGTGTGATATTAGGTTTAAGTCATTACACTTTCAAGGAGAAGCAAAAGGATTGATTCCACAGTATGTATCTTATAAAATGTCTTGATATTGAAGGATAATATATTATAATTATATTATGATAGTATCAGATATTGAAGTGTATGATGGTAACCTATTACATAATAGGTTTGCTTATAGATTTTTCAGAAATAAAGTTTTACCAATTGGAAATATTTTAGCATTTAGAGCTCCAATGCTCGTAGAAGCTGAGGGGATGATTGATGAAGAAGATGTTCTCAAAAATGAATTTATTTATAGTGATGACGCTATAAACTTCCTTTGGGAGATTCCGGATTTAGATACATTTGGAGCTGTCGCGTATCAGCGATTATTTAATACACAATTAGCTAACATTCTCCATACGTATATTAAAGCACCTATTGAGATGAACGGTGATGATGTTATTGTCCATCAAGAGCATGAACAGCATGGAATTGTTCAACCTAAGGGTAAGTGTAGTGTTAGTATTACACATAATAAAGGTGGAGCGGCTTTAGGACATACTGGTATTAATATTAAGGCTGGGAGAAGAGCTCCAGCTCATGCATTCTCTACTAACTTAACTGATGATCAAGCAACGGAATTTATGCAATCTGTTATTGATATGTTTTATGGATTGAATGATGATATCTTCATTGCGACCACTAAAATTATTAGTAAGTGACTGATAAAAATAGACATTTTGATTCTGGTGCTCAAAGAGATACCGGTGATGGTAAGATGAGAATGAGTCTAGTTCCTCAAAAGGAACTTCGGAGAGTCATGAAAAGATATCTTGATGGTGCAGAAAAGTACGGTGAAAATAATTGGATGAAGGGAATGCCGTTGTCTGTGTATTATGATAGCGCGGTGAGACATATGGAGGCATGGTGGCATGAAGAAAAGGATGAAGATCATCTAGCTGCAGCTGCATGGAATATATTATGTGCAATGTGGACGGAAAATAATGCTGATATAATCTTGGCGAATGACGGTGAAGCTTTAGATGACAGAGATAGGTACCCTCGATGAATAATATATTTGATTATATTAATGATATTCTTTTTTTAAAAAAAGGTGATAAGTTATCGAATATTGATGATGAGAGTCAGTTCAATTCATATCTAATAAATAGATGGCTTAGTATGTACTCTCCGGAGGTTGCTACTATAGTTAACTCAACTGGTAATTGGTTGTATAGTATATTTGAAGATAAGCGATTATATTATAACTTTTTAATAAATGTTATACCTAAACTTCGAAGAAAGCATATAAATTATGTTAAAAAGAAAAAACCAGAAGAGCAGGAAGATGAAGATAATAATGCTGAGTTACTAGCTCAGACACTTGAAATCTCGCGGCGTGAGATAAATGATTATATAGATTATGAGCGCCAACATCGACCAACTCCTCCCGACTAGAAGTTTAATAGACCTATCACGATATAGTGATAATGACTTTGGCTTGCATGACTTTGATTTATGTGAGCTTTTTGATGATTTAATATTAGCAGAATATCTCGACCAATCTGAGGATGGTGAGACTATAATGAGAGATGGGGTGCTAGTACCAACTAATGCAGTAACACGTGCATGGAGAATTGGTCGTGTTATATTAGCTGGTAGAGGCTGTAAAAATGTTAAGGCCGGAGATGAAATCATGTTCCCACATGATAAAGGTATACCAATTAAGAGTATTACTGTTAAAGGTCATGGTGAGTTAAGGTTTGGAATTTTCTTAAATGAAGAGAGGTTATTCGGTGTTGTTAAGAAAAAGAAATAATGAAGGTAGGCCTCTCAACTCTTCGTGGGTTATTACATGAAAACGTAGTCGAGCTGAAGTTCCGCCGGCGACGCCCTAAGCCTGGTATATCATTAACTAGGAGGATGTTATGCACCACATGTGATGAGATTCTAAAAAGCACAGAAGGACGTAGGGCTTTACATTTTGAAGACACGCGGCAGCCCCCTAAATTTAATCCTACGGGAAAGAACTTAGCGATAGTTTGGGATCTATTTAAACAGGATTATAGATGTGTAAGTGGCGATGAGGTTGAGATAATATCTGTTATACCTAAGGACGAATTCTGGCATTACTATAATGAGAATTTGTATAAGATGACTCCGGAGCAGAAAGAAACATTCTTTAATATATGACACCACAAATTCAGAGATTAACTGACATTTTACAGGAAGATGTTAAGTGCATACTACATAACCGCGTCGTCAGGAGAGGTAAGTTTTTAATTTTTAATTTAAAAAAGCTAAATCTAGTACTTACTTTTTTAACACCAAAGAATCAAAATAAAACATACGAGGTACCTTATCCATATGATATTGTTAAAACAAAAGAAGGTCTCATGTTAGATTATAGACTACGAACATTAGCTCTTGGTAATGAAGATAAGTTACAGCTTCTAGAAGAGCTTGGTGAGTCTGATTCACGGTTTTTTGATACGACGCTTAATATTAACGTTAATAGTTAAATTGTATATTTTCCAGGCAATTCTTGGATGTCATACACAATGCACCTTACACTATAGCAGATAGATGCATTGTGTTGTATGTTTTCCAGTATAATTCCTGTCTGTATACAAAGGCGCACTTTATTGAAGATCTTAACTTTATGGAGAATCCCTACCTGTAAACTCCGGTAAATTGTTACCGCTAAAATATGCCGACTCACGTCGAGGTTCGGTGCTGTGTGGTTATTATACCACCGTTTTTTATCTGTCGCCTAAACAGTTGAGTTTAATTTAGCTTCGCTTGATCCAGCAGTTCACTCTGCCGAGCTGCTCCATGTATAATAGGTTAGCCAATACCTGTGTCCTTATTCAGGTTTCACTTACATGGTATAGTGATCGTTGTTTCGCGTTAACTATATGTTGAATTATATTATATATATTAAACTCGTAAATCAACTAAATAATTTAAATGAGAACAGCGCCATTTTATTTTGAGATTAAGGATATTATCACTCAATTCGTACATGCCTTTGATAATGTAGTGATAAAAAGATTTAATAAAGACCGTGTAGAACAAAATCGAATAAAGGTAAGATATGTATACTCCCCGAAGCAGAGAGTAGTATTCGACTTAACGTCTAAGAATAGACATTTTAATTTACCGGTCATTGCCGTTAATGTTTCTAGTATATCTAGAGACGAGTCACGAGTGTTTAACAAATTGGAAGGTGCTTACTTTAAAAGATATACAACAAATTCCGGAGCACTTAGTTCACCTACAGGTGACATGCTAAAAACTGACCATGTCCTTCAACCGGTCCCGATTAATATTGAGATGAATATGAGTATACTGGCTAAATATCAATCTGATGTTGATCAGATTATTAGCAACTTCATACCATATAATGACCCATATATTGTAATATCATGGAAGCTACCAGACGACATAGCAACCATAAACCAGGAAATTAGATCTGAGGTATTATGGTCTGGATCTATAAGTCTCAACTACCCGACAGAAATAGATCCAGGTACAAGTTATAGAGTTGGCGCAGACACGTCATTTACTGTTAAGGGGTGGTTATTTAAGAAGCCACTAGCGACGCACCCTGTTAATAACATATACACCATCAACACCTCATATACACCTACGGTCGATCTCATAGATCTATCATTTAATGATCAAACAGAGAAGGAAACAATCATCACCACCGTGTCCGCCGTACCATCGATAACATATATAGACCCATCACCCGCTTACGTTGGATACCCTACAGATATATCACTATTCGGTTATATGTTCGAAACTGTCAGTCAAATCGTCGTTAGTGGATCACCGGATATGTTTGTTGATAATATAAGCGCGTTTAATTTTAATAGTAGTGCAGATACATCACTATCATCTTTATACCCAGAGTATTCTGGAGTCGAGGTTACTTATGATATTACCAACGATAACTATTTAATATTCACACTACCAGCAATACAAACGGCCGGTAATATAAACGTAATTATCTCAAATCAAGCAGGGTATACTACTACTATTTTACCGGTTTCTGCATCCGATCTAAGTTAAATTTACAATAACTATTAAAAACATTTAGTTTACTATTAAGGTCTAGTAATAAATATTTTCATGGCTGACATTGATAAGGTATCAATAAAACAATTACCAACTAACACTGACGTTAAGGCTGACGACTATTTAATCATCCAAGATAAGGTAAATACATCTATAATTAAATTTAAGGATATTGTATTTGGACCAGATAATATATCATTTTATGATGAGATTGTCGCAATCCGAAACACACTAACATCTCTTAATACGGTAGTACAAGCTAATAGTGCTAGTTGGGCCTCATAATTATAACTAGTTAAGTAAGTATGAATAGTATTAACCTAACATCTAAAAACTGGATACCTATTAGTCCTAGATATTCACATGATGACAATACATCATTTAAAAATAACAGATCGTTCTCATCTATAGATGGTATTACTTTATCACTCTGCGACCTATCAACAAAAATATTAGATGCTAAGGATAATAACTTCTCCTCATTACTTCTAACAGATAAAGTACAAATAACTGATATTATTGATTTTAATAGCAACATATCACAATATCCAGAGCAATTCATAACCTCCTTTGCACATGGTGCATTCGATTCAGTAACAACCGAATCTAGATTTTGGGTTATCGAGGAATCAACAACTGAAGATTTTGTGAGGACATTTACTGTATCGGGTACTAATGATAATATATCAAATGCTTATTACTTTCATGTCAATCTTATAAGTGAACATCAACTACAAGTATTACATGATGATAATTACTCAAAAACATATCTAACATATAATGATGCAACCTCTGTATGTACCTTTAACGAAGATCGATCTCTAAGCAATTCACTAAGTAGCTCCCAGATATTTGACTATACTATCGATAAGAAAAACGGCTTTATAATAATTAATAAAGATAACAGCTATCTTACTAGAAATATAGATACAGGTACTCTTACGGTGAGTGGTGCTCAAGCAAACGCGGTTGGTTACCCACTAACTAGCGTTATTCGAATAATACCATATTCAAAAACATCCCCAAAGCTTGACGTAACAAACTACTGGTATAGCTATAAGAATATACCTAATGAAAATAGTCTTAAGGTTAGTGACCATAATAGTATATCAAATATAACTAATAACTATATACTACATACAGAGTATCATAACCTCACTGGTACTGATCTTAATGTCAACATAATACCTCTTAAAAATCAGCTAACACCAAAATATAAACAAAGCCGTCAGCAACCGTTTCCGCATTTTGATGATATTGATTTTAGGTTATATAATAAAATATTCTCTGGAACAAATCAAATAACAGGTCATAAAAACATGTACCTATCATATGGGGATTATACTACTGAATATGAATTCAAGCCAGATAAGTTGACATATTTTCATAGCCCTCAAAACATGTATCCATATAAGACAATTAATGTTAATGATACTGGGTTAATAAAAGCCGGGGCGATTGGTGCAGATGCTCCATTAAAGGCAGATAAAATCTTTCAAAAATCAGCCGGATACCCAACCAGTACACCATGGGGAGATACATCGACAGAACAACATGGATCATGGTTATGTACATGGCTAAAATCAGACTTATCAACTGAATGGAATGATGAGACTAGCTTTTACAAAAACACATTTACGTACTATAAAAATAAAACATACAAATGCATTAAGGATAATGTGAATAAACTCCCGGGAGCATATGATACTACTGATTACTGGGAATTAGTAGCTAACTCATCAATGTGGGTCGATAGGTACTATAACCCAGATAAGTTTACATCAACTCAAGCCATGGCTATAAGTGGATATTATATTTACGAAGGTGGAGTTCGTAGTGTTATTGACAACCTAAATGCAGAAGGTGACATAGTATTTGACGTTCAGAGTAGTATGCGCTTCGAACCCGGAAGCTTATATGCATACTATAGAGTAGGTCATAATGAAAGTAAAGGTACTGTAAACTCCCAAAAAGGTAATTTATTACTAGAAGATCTAGATATATATAATCAATATACCGGAGCGGCACTTACGCCAACTGAAGACTCAGATAAAAACAAGATATATACATTTAATGGTGAAAACTACGGTACATTTAAAGCAATAACAGAACTAAAAAATAGTGACTTCTCAATAAGTTTCTGGATACATAATAGCGACTGGTCTACTCCATTTGCAACACAAGTTGTTGGTAATTATATAAACGAAGGCTTCGGTATATTTAACAGACTTGACGTTACACCTATACTGACATTTAATGAAGGTAGTACAGTATTATTCACAAATACAGACCTAACTACCATTAATACACTATCCGCTGATAATAACTTTACTATATCTACTCATCTACTTGAGGATGTATATACAGTTAGTGGTACTAATCTAGATCAATACGATAGAAATAATATATTAAAAGAAAGAACAGATATATCACTAATTGATACTGATAATTGCCAGGATACTTCTCATGATGATGATAATATATACTTTCTTATTAATGATGCAGTGTCTGCGATTAATAGTACTACTGAAGAAGTACTAGATACTAGCGAATTGACATCTATAAAGATTGGAGCAGATGCTAGTACCCGATTAATCTCATACGGTGATATACACTATGTAACAGCATACGACATTATAGATATTGATAACGATAAGAATGCTTGGTATGTTAATAATAATATAATATATAAATATAACTTTACTGACAAAACAACAATCGCGTCTTTTAATACAACCGATACTATAACTGACCTTAAGGTTGATTATTATAATAATATTTGGTGTTTAATAAGTGCCGGTACGACTAGTCGTGTGATTAAGTTTACTAATGATAGAGAAAAAATACTATCATTTAATATTGATGAAACCTTATCCATTAATTTATCTGGAGTCGATCTGTCAAATATTAAACGAATGGAATTTATAAATGAATTTACCGGTGGTACATTTAAGGAAAATCTAGCAATATTTGATCAAGACTCCATAGGGTCTACAAGTATAATAAAAACATCTCTAGCTGGTGTATACATAGACTCGACCCTAGATGCGATAACACTGAATAGTCCAATCTCGTCATATAAAAGTATATCATCATATCAAAGTATTAGATCCAAAAAGAGTACAGATAGTAACAACCTACACTTTAAGATTAGACTAACAAATCCATATAATTTGGATGATATAAAAAATAGTACTATGAGTATAGATGTTAAGGAGTTTACACCCGAATGGCATCACTTCTGCTATACATTTAATGGTGATAATAGCAACATAACATTATACGTTGACGGTCAATTATATAAAACTGATGTAGTAACAACAGCTGATAAAAAGATTCGATATAAATTTACAAATACCCTCAAAGCGCCATTTGCTATTGGAGCTGACCCATACTTCAATAATACTCTTGCTAGCAACTTTCTACAGCAATCTACAGCTCATATGGCTAATAATATACAAATTAAAGGTCTTAGGTTGTATGATAATAATCTCAATTTATTCTCTGTAAAGGCACTATCCAGGGAATTCAATACTATACATCCAGTGGACTTCATATTACCGGGTGGTAAGAGAAATTACCTAGATCATATAACAAAAGTATACAAGCACCGGTTACCTGGTCATAAGAGTAACGTATTTAATTTTAACATCACATCAAGTACTATAACAGAAACCGCCCTCCGGTCTAGCTTAAAAAATCTTATCTCTCTAGATGTATCAAAATATACACCCATAAATACTAATCTTAACAATATCAACTGGATATAAAATGTCATTAGATACAACACTACAAAGTAAAAATATTGAGTTTGATCGCTTAGCCGCATGTCCTATAGTTCTAACCAATGACTTTTATGATATTAAAATCAAACCTAATGACCTAGTCCATGCACCGGTTATTAATTTCTCAATTGAAAAGCTATACGAAAATCTACTACATCTATACTCTAAGACGAAAATGTCGTCTAATAATATACCATCTATTCATGATTACAAATATATTATAGGTGAAACATCATCAGGTTATACATATGAAGATCAATCAGATTTCGGTACCCTATCTGGTCAAATCATAACATCAACCACTTTGTCCGGTGCTACTACCTCGAATATCATAGATCACAGACTAGATGATACGATCATACATATAATAAACAATAGTACTTCAATTACATACCTAAGCGCTATAGATGTATATGTTGATAAATTATCCGGTTCCAGTCTACAAGATACAATAGGAGAGATTACAACAAATACATATATTAATGATGCTAGTGATTTGCAATTTAGCAATATAACAGATCTAAAAATTGACTCACAAGACTACATGTATGTAGCAGATTCCGGAAATGGTACTATCTACAAGTATGATATTAATGGGCTGGTAAGGACCGATACAGCGGTTCTAGACCGGACACGTACAAGAGGTACACTATTAGTTAACTCTATCGGATCACCGGGGACTATATATGAAAACAATAAGTTTGAAAATCCGTCTAACTTAATTATTGATGATGAAGATAACTTACATGTTATTGACATGACACCACTATCCGGAGGTGTTGTTAAGAAGTATGACTTAAATGGAAACTGGTCATATACATTCGATACGGTAGATGAATTTAAAACCTACGTACCTAAAGATGTGATATATAATAAAGAAAACGGGACATTTATTATATTAACGACAAATAATTATATTAATATATATGATAAGTCATTTGTAAGATTATCATCGACAAAGATAACAGACGGTACAGGAGAAACACTTACAAAAATAATCCAAAGTATTGAAAACAGTAACATACTATATATTATATCTAATAATAACGTTTATAAGAAATTCTTAACAAAACTAGACTCAACAATAGGTCGATTTAAAATAGAAGTTAAGGAAATAGGAACGGGAGTCACTACTGATCTAAATTTAACAGCAGCCAGTATACGTAGTACATATCATCACACTACTAGCGCTAATAAAGACGATATATACATTATAGATAGTAATACTGGAATTATTCATCAATTTGTAGAGGATAGTACATATATAAGTATAGTGTACGACTACTATAAGGACTACGCGTACACGTCACTTTCAGAGGTACAAATAAATAGCGATGAATATGTTAGCGCTATTACCTACAATAAGTGTATATCTAAACTGCTAACTAATCACTTACTTTTAATTGAGTGTATTAAAGGTAGGTTTGTAATCGAATATGAATATACAGGGATACCTAACCTAGTGGATGTTGAATATATAACAGAAGAGCTAATAGATGCAGAAACATATAAGCCAAAATTAGATAGCTTTATAGGTATAAATGAAATTTTACTAAACAGTACTATTAACCGAGCATTAGAGAGTATATATAATTTACAGTTAGAAATAGTACAATTAATTACAGAACGGTCATTAAATAGTTTTCCTCTCGACACTCAGGTTATTAGCATGGACATATAATAAATACTTAAAAGCACTCTAGTTATGGCAGGCAACGCAAGATTTCACAATAAATACCACGGCGCGAATCATCACACTACACCTATCGACGGTGTCTTTGATAGTGCACTGGACCCAATCGCAAGTCACGATTATCCCTTCAAAGGGGATTTCGTACTCAACGGCTTGCTAAGCGCGAGTAATAACCTAACAAAGGTTTTCTCAAGTAATTTAGATACACTTTCATTCTACTCTCCGGTCCCGGATGGATGGCACATATTAAGAGATAGTACATTTGTAGACGGAGACTTAACTGTAACGGGTAACGTAAGCTCACGAGGAACACTTACATATATTGATACTCAAGTTCATGTTACGAGCGCCACTGAGATTAATGTCGTCGCGGATGGCTCTAATACGAACAGTACTGCCTTCCTGGTTAATCAATTAGGTAACGATGATATTGTACACTTTAAAGATGATAGTAGATCTGCGTTCCTAATAACAGGTAATGAGGGAGTCAATCCTGGGTGGATTGGAATTAATCTAGACGGTCTAGGTCTAACCCTACCTACTCAAAGAGTAACAATAGTTGGTAGTGTTTCGACCGTAAAAGATCCTAGCGAAATTGGCGCGCATCTCGATCAAGCTGATCCTGGGATGTCCGGTTCACACTACATTGAAGGTCAACTACATGTAAACGATAAAACATTTTTAGATCAAACATATATTGATACTACAGATGGTAATCTCGTGGTAAGCGGTACAAATACCATAGATGTTGATGTTGTGTCTGATTTTGAAGAGCATGTAACAATGGATCAAGTTACCATTGATACAGCGGATGGAGAATTTTTAGTAAGTGGTCCTAATGATATTCGATTTTGGCGAGAGTCGGCTGCAGACCTCTTCACCGTTCATGGTGAAGGTAAAGTAACATATGATGTACCTAACGTTCAAGTACTACAAAAATTAACTGTAGTAGGTGATCTTAGTGCAATGTCTGATGTGTATATCGATGGTAATATGTATCTAAGCGCCGGATCAGATGGTAACATATACGTCGGTGATAAAAACACAGACAATGTAGTATTTAACGCTGATGTAGATAGTAATATTATCCCGGATGATAATAGAACATATGATCTAGGATCTACTAATCAGAGATGGAATATTACATATGGGGTATCTGGTCTCTTTCAAGACAAAGTTGGTATTAATACTGATACACCGGATAAGGAACTTACAATCGTAGGTGAAACATCAGCTACAGGTCACGTTAGATTTGATACTAGTTTAGATGTGGACGGTATCACAACATTAGATCAAACTTACATTGACACTACAGATGGTCAACTAATAGTATCTGGAGCAAATGACGTCCGTATAGGTTTAGAAGCCCAACCAATAGATGTATTTCAATCTGGTGACTGGATAATTGAACATGGTGATCTTTATCTAGAGAATAAGCTATTACACTTAAATGATGAAAACACCTACATTAACTTTGATCTAGACCAAATACAGCATTGGGCTGGGGGGAAGAAAATACTTACATTGTCCCAAAATTATGAAATCCCGCTCGACCCAGCGATGATTACAATTGGTGATCCGGATCCAACAAAGACAGTAAATGTTTACGCTCCAGCAAACACGACAGTAACTGTTGCAGGTACCTTAAGTGCAGAAAACGTAATCATACAATCTATGACAGTCGTAGATCAAACAGTAGTGACTGCCACCTCCACTCAAGGTAGCATGGATGTAAACGCCGGAAATTTATGGGTCCGAGGTGATGGTTCTATTGGTACCGGAAGCATATATTTATCCGGGGATTTTTACGCCGCGGAGGTCGGTACTTCCGGAAGTAAATCTAAGATCGATGGTAGAGATGTTGCCGGTGATGGAACCAAGCTTGATAATCTTCACACACATATAAACACAGGTAGTGGTTCTTGGGAAGCAGCCCATTCAATTGTAGGGTCAGGTAGCGCTAGCTGGGATCTGGCTTCCGCAATTGTAGGGTCAGGTAGTGCTAGCTGGGATCGCGCTTTTACAACAGTGGGAGCTAATAGTGCGAGCTGGGGTAGTGCCGGTGGAGGTGGAAGTAGTATACCTGCAGTTTCAAGTAATAATTGGAATAGAGTTTATTTACATATAGGAACAGCTAGTGGTAGCTGGGATCGCGCCTTTACAACAGTAGGTGCTAATAGTGCTAGCTGGGGTGGTG